CCAATATCTTACGGCGTCTACTTCTACAATTGGTGCTGGCTGAGAATAGCTGTCTGTAACCTTAACGTTTACCCATTTTTGAACATGTGACATTGCTACAGCACAATGGTCATGCTTTTGTGCAAGGTCTACGTGAATAAAATATTCTTTATCTGGATCTGGTATAAACCACTCTTCTAATCTTCCAAATTTATCTACAGCCAATCCTGCTTTGTTAAATGCCTTTTCAACCTTTTCTCTTGATTTAAAAAATGCATCAACCATTTCTGGAGGCATACATGCAAATCTTCCAAGTGCGTCTAGGGAGTTTTTATAGAAAGCCGTTTTAAAATCTTCAATACTTCTAGTCGGATTGATCTCCCATGTTGGTCTTTTAAGTGCAAATACTTTTGGAATCAAGTATGATTTAATGTGATCTTCTTCCCACTCGACTAGTACTTCATTTCCCTCTATGCCGTCTGGTAGATCTTCATCCATCTTTAAAACTTTGCTTCTAATAATTGTTTCTTTTTCTGCAATAACAGATTCATAAAACTTTTGAATTGGATCGTTTTTAAATCTTGGAAAAGAAAGTAAAATAACCTTACCAAAGTCTGGAAAACGAGAGTCTACAGATGCACGGTACATATCATAAATTGCATCTGCTGTTTTTGCCTGATCATGCCCTGTTGTATTTTCAATTGCAAAGCCTGATATCTCGTCAAGAACTACAACGATTACGTTATAACCCTCCCAAGCCTCTCTTTCAGAGTGACCAGAATGTACTGTGATTGCCTTATCAAACTTCATTTCAGAAGCTTTTGATTCATACTTTCCAACAAACCATGGTGATTTATCAATACGTGTTTTAAATCCTTTAAAGAAAACATTGTTTGCCTGCTGTGAGTTAATAGCAATATTTAAAATATCAATTGAATCTCCTGGGGGTTTTCCATAATATGTAGCTGGGTCTTTCAAGCATAATAGTAAATATACTATATACGCAACTGCAATAGTAGAGCAGTAATCCTTACCAGATCCTTTTCCTAACTGAGCAATTACTTCGGTTGCTGTTTGTTTTGCTATCTCTTTGCCACGTTCCTCTCCAAATAACTTGATCAGAGTGGATTCTTTATATATCTGAGAACTTTTTTCTATTAAAAGATACTGTAATTCTGACAATGGTGGCAAGCCTAAATATTTTGGGCTTGTAACAAATTCTTCCAACTGAACTGGCTTCTCATCAAACTCTTCACCATCTAGAAGATCAATTAAATCACTAAAATTAATATCCATATCAGGATTTGACCTCCTTACTTAATATGTCAATAATTTCATCTGCATTTGATTTTTCTGGAAGATTGATATATTTTGACTTTACATACCCACCATCTATCATAGACTCATAATATTTAAACATATCTCTATTAAAGTTTTCATCGCTATCTGAAGATAAAGACAGTACAGTAAGATTTGTAAGTCTATTTGTAAAATATAAATTAACCAAAGAAGATCCAAGGTAGCAAACTATATCTGATGACTGTCTAATCAGCTCTATCTGTTCTATAGGATTTAGGTCTTCTATGTATACTGAATCATAACCTTTTGATCTAAAATACTCTTCAATATTTTTTTCTTCTGGATGAGACCTTACATAATTTTTTCTTGAGACATAAATTTTTTTATTTAAACTATTATCAATTTTATAATTGTTATTAATATGATTATCAATGCATGTCTTTAAATACAAATTTGTTTTATAGTCTGATGTAGAGTCTTCTCTATTTAGTAGACAAAATGGTTCGTATGGTAAAGAGTTGTGATAGGTTATTGGGCCATTAAAAAATAGTTTAGAATATTGTTTTGTTAAATGAGCATACTGCTCTTTTTGCTTTGATTCATAAAAAACATAAGAGCTTCTAAAATTTAAATTAAAATTCTTTAATGTTTCTAAATTGACACACATGTAGTCTATCTTTAATTCATCTAGCCAATATTTTAAATACTTGGCATCTTTTTCTTTTGGCATTTCATTATCAGATAATCCTATAAAGTCTCCATATTCATTAATTTGCTCATCACCTAAAAGTATTAATTTAAAATCAGGATCATTTTCTTTTAGTAAAAATAATTTTGGCAGTATTTCAAGGGCTATATGAAAAAATCTATGGTTGTATGCTGCAAGATAAACAGATCTGTTATCAAATTGAACGTGATCTGAGTTATGCAAAGAAGTAACAACTGGATGTAATCTCCATGTATAGATACCATTAAACTCTTGATTTTCCGATGCTTCTGGCAGCTTTACCATGTCTGCATCGTAATCATATCTATTGTAGCCACTTGGCTTGTTTGCAACCCTATCGTATATAGAATATGATGGATTTTTATATTTAACACAAAACTCGTTGCTATTCATTTCAATAATAGACTCAACATAGTTTCTAGTTGATATATCAACAAATATGTTTCTTTTAATCAAGTAGCTTTCTAAATCTTCTGGAGTTCCTAGACCCTCCATTCCGTCTACCTGGTGGTATGAAATTACTTTTCCATCTTTTATTGCTTGATTGTAAACAGGGCATATATAAAATTCATTATTAGTTTTTATATTTTTTTCAATCATTCTGTTAGCGTATTTAACAAAATCTGATCCCTTTTTCCAAAAATATACTCCGCATGTAGCGTTGTCACCAACAACTATTTTTTCAAAAACTTCTTCAACTATTTCATCTTTAATCTTTGCATATGACCACTTTGGTTCTGTAGATTTAAATGTTAGGATAGAGCCATCAACTCCAGACTCTATGAATGAGTCTATTGTTTTTTTAGCATCCCAGTCAATGTGTTGATCAGAATTGACAATCAGCAATGGTTCATCATTATCAATTAATTCATTTGCTAACAGAGCGCTTTTTGTTGCACCTTCTAGTCTACCACCTTGCTCAATAATTATAAAGTTGCTACAAAAATTACTTAAATGTTTTTCTAAGCTATACTTATTAACATGATCAGATTTTGCTACAAATATATATCTACCCTCTATGCCAATATTATCATGAACCAGGTTAATCATTGATTTATTGTTTACAGAAATAAAAGGCTTTGGGTCTGTGTATCCTGCTTTAGAAAACCTAGAGCCTTCACCAGCCATTGGTATCAATATGTTTATGCGCTTTTTTGATTTATATAAATAATTTTCTATAAAAGATTTTGTCATTGTTGATCTATCGTCTACGCTAACAAGGGAAGCCTTACTTCTAATTGCTGCAGTTTTACCAACGTAGCTATCTTCAAATATAACTACATCTTTTGGATCACATTCAAAACTTTTCATGCATTTAATATAAATTTCAGGATTTGGTTTTGGATTGGAAACGTCTTCGTTGCTTAAATAAAGATCAACCAAATCTAATAATCCTAAAGACTCAAGGCATACCTTAACTGTATCTTTAATACAGTTACTTGCCACAGCAATTTTGATATCTTTATCTTTTATATATTTAAATATCTCAATTAGCTCTAAATCATTTTTTAAATTTTTAAAAAATTCTGTTGATTTTTTTTGTTTTAAATCAAATATTTTTTGGTGAAGATCTTCTGGCAACCCTTTAGATTTAGTAAGTATACTTAATTTTTCTTTTGTCGGAAGTCCTTCAAAAATAGTTTTATGATCTATTTCTGATATAACATACTTAGGACTTATTTCTTTTAAGGCTTCATTTAATGAAACAAAATGGTTTTCTTTACTGTCTACCAAAACTCCATCTAAATCAAAAATAAAAAGTTTTTTAGATGTCATGAAACTTCCGAATCTATAACAATTGGTTCGACAACTCCAGTTACTTGTGATAGTCTTTTTGCAACATCTAGCTTACACTTTGAACATCCAGCAGTTACTTCTTTTAATATGCCTACAAGAATTTCTTGTTTTCTTTCTGTTTCTGCAATTTGTGATGCAAGCTCATTACTTTCAAGTACACCAACTGATTGCAGCATGCCTATTCTTTTTGTTTCTATATCCGCTATCAGCTTTAAGGCTCCAGCCTTTACGCTTAATTGTCCTTGTGTATCAGCATCTTCAACTGTTTTCCAAGCTTCCTTTATAAGCATGGCATAGTGTTGATCTGCACCAGATATGGCTTCTTTTGCACGAGTTCTAAGGCTTACATCGTTATGGACTACATCTTTCCATTCATCGATAAGCTCAATTACTTCAGCTCTCTTAAACCCTGTAAGGGTTGCAATTTGTGTTGGGGTGCTGCCTTTAAGTAGTTCTTCAACTACCTTATTCATTCGGTCAAAATGTACCGCTGGCTCTAATTCAGTCATATATACATTATACTTCTAGTCGACTGAAATTGCAACCTGACTTTTAGCAATCTTTAGCAGGATTAAATAACCAATCATGTCGTCAATATCATTATCTCCAGCAAAGCCAGATCCATTCTTGATTCTATTAATCTTATCATCAATACGGATCTTAATCTGTTCTTGATTATCCGCCTGAGAAAATATACGAATTGGGCTAAGAGCTGAATCTCCATAGGAGATATTCTTTTTAATTAGCATCTCTGCTATTTCAAGACATTGCCTAATAATCTTATGACCAGATGGTGCATCTGTTGCTATTAATTGTAGGTCTGTAATCCAAGTTTGATAGCCGTTATCTTTGTTTGGGTATCCCGCCATTATATTTTCCTCAACTCATATTTTAAATCATTGTTTTCTCTGCCAAGGTATTTGACAGTGAATTGTGGAGTATTGTCCCAGTAATATCTCCCGAATAGCTTATACAATTCTTTTTCTGGATCAAAATAATCAAATGTTTCTGGATGAAACACCTTCTTGTGTGTTGGGTCTCTATATGACAATTCGTGATCCCATGCTGGCAATCTCATTATTAAAACTCCGCCTGGCTTTAATATTCTATGGCATTCTGAAATCCATTGAATAATTTCAATATTTAGGTGCTCAAAAACATCTATAGAGTATATCTGATCCCATTCATTATTCTCCCAAATCCATGGAAGAATGTCAAGGTCATGCGCTACATCAATCCAATCTGAATGAATTATTCTGTCATGATGAACTGCACCTTCAATTGGAACAGATCCAGCTCCTAGCTCTAATACCTTCATCTTTTTTTAATTAATCCAAACTGGTCTAGGTACCTCTGTATTGTCATTGCAGAAACTCCGCATTCTTTTCCTATTTCTGTAACTGTTTTCTTTTGGACCACATATCTTCTATATAGCCACTCTTTACTTTGATATAGTTTCATCGCTCTGTTAGTGTATAGTTAGAATAATGTGCGATGCCGAATGCATCTGCAACATCGTAATCTGATAATGATAAATTAAACTTATTATTAAAATAGTCTACGGTTCTTTGTTTACGCATATTTCTTAATTGGTTTTGATACCAGGAATCAGCATAGCCTGGATTCTTAACTCTAATTGCCTGCTTTTCATCTTTGGTTGGATTCTTATTTCCAATATACGCCTGCCATGAAGAAGGAGATACTGTTAGCACCTTTGTCCCAGTAGCCATCAGTTCTGCTATTACTACTCCATAAACATAAGAAAGCTTAATAACTGCATCTGCAGATTTAACAAATACTGCTCCTTCTATTGCAATATAATCTGCACGTAGCTCATCAATCATTGCATGTGTTTTAATTTTTGCATCATATATCTTGTCATATATGTTTTCACCACGAAGCTCTATCTTTCCCCACTTAATAGGCTTGTCGTTTTCCATTAGACAAAAAGCAATAGAGTTAGTAGAGGCATCTATACCGAGAACCCTGTTTGCTTTTATCTTAACAAGATCAGCTAACTTCATCTATCATCCTTAAAAGTGCATCTTTATTGTCTATATTATTATTCTTTTCGCAAGATGAACATAGATTAGATTTGTT